TCCTTGCCATCACCGGTGGCAGCGCGGCGCTGTTCATGGATTTTCACGGCGCCCAGTCGATCGAGACCGCCACCTGGCCGCAGGCGTTCATGCTCTACCGCTACCTCGTCGGCACGCACCTGTCGGAGTTCCGAGCGCGCATGGACGCCAGACTTGGCACGGTGACAGTGGCAAGTTCGATGGCGACCGACGAGTTCGCGCAGGGCTGGGCGATCCAGACGCTGGGCGCGACAGTTTCCGAGACGCTGGAATATGCACTCGGCGGCCCCGGCTTCTTCGACGCGTCGGGCGAGGTGCGCGTCGGTTATGCCGTTCCCAACGGGGCGGCGCGCGAAGTCCTCGACGAGATGTGGGACACCGGCTGGTTCGGGACGGCTGCCGCTCTGCCTGCGCTATCCGCGCGCCACGATCATCTTGCCCGTGAAGCGCCGCTCGCGGCGCAGGCACTGCTTGCCGCCGACGGCACCAGCCATCCGGTCTTGGGCGGTGGCGTTGTACTTGGCGCCGCAGGCAGCGTCGGAATGGCAGCCGCCGCCGCGCGCTACGTGCTGCGGCCCGACCGCCGCACGCTGCGTGTCGGCAGCATCTGAACCGCAAAGATCCGGAGACGGCCATGGGATATTACCTGAAAGACCCTGCCTCCAGTCTTGACTATGTCGTCGACTGGCAGGCCGGGCTTGGCAGCGCACGCATCGTCAGCAGCAGTTGGTCGGTCGTGCCCAATGAACCCGGCGGTATTGCGCTTGCCGCGAGCCTCCGCGAGGACACGCGCACGGCAGCGACGCTTGCCGGCGGCGTCACCGGCCGCGTCTACCGCATCGGCAACCGTATCGAGCGCGATGACGGCAACGTCGACGAGCGCGCCATCACCATCCGGGTGGAACGGCGATGAGCGCAGCAACGGTCAGCCTTGCCGAACTCAAGGCCTATCTGAGGATCGAAACGAGCGATGAAGATGCACTGCTGGCGCAGCTCGTGCGGACGGCAGAAGCGCTGTGCGAGGCCTTTACCGGCCGGCTGCTGATCGAACGCAGTACGAGCGAGACAATTGCGGCAGACGGCGACTGGTACCGGCTGACGGCAAGTCCGGCGACAGTGGTAACCAGCGTCAGCGACGTCGCGAGCGGCACGGCGATTGCTTTCGAAGCGCAGATTGACGCCTGCGGCGATGCCTGGGTCCGCGTTGATCGCGGCGGCCGTGCGCAGGTCATGCTGTCCGCGGGGCTGGCGACTGACTGGAACGGCGTTCCTGAACCGTTGCGCCAGGGCATCGTGCGGCTTGCTGCACACCTCTATGCGCACCGCGATGCCGCCGATGACGCTGGCCCGCCAGCGGCGGTCGCCGCACTGTGGCGGCCGTGGCGACGGATGCGTTTGTCATGAGCGGCGAACTTGCCGGCATCCTGCGCGAACAAGTGACGCTGGAGGCATCCCGGCCGCGCGATGCGGCCGGTGCAGCGACGGGCGATCCCGCTGCCGGCGAACCGCTCTGGGCATCCGTTGAAGTGCTGCCGCCGCGCGCGGGCGTTGAGGCCGATCGGCCGGACGCGCCGGCACGCTACCGGATCGTTCTGCGCGACGGCACGGCCACCGCGGGTGCTGGCGCCAGACTTCGCTGGCGCGGTGTGCAGATGGTCGTGCGCGCTGCCACGCGCGACCCAGCAAGGCCGGGCGTACTGGTGCTGGAAGCCGAGACGCGATGAGACATGCCGGTACAGGAGTCCCGAAATGACTGTTTCGCTGCGCCTGCAGGAAGCACTGGTCGCTGCTGTGCGCGGTGCCGGCCTCGACGTCTATGACGGGCCGCCGGCAGAAGCGGTACTGCCCTACGTCACTGTCGGCGCCGATGTTGTCACCGACATTTCGACAAAGACGCACGCCCGGCGGCAGCATCGCTACACGCTCGCCATCTGGATGGCAGGCGATGCGGTTGCAGCGGCGAAGCCGGTGATGGCAAGCGTCGAGACGGCAGTGCTGGCCATGCCGGCCACGCTTGGCGATGGCTGGCATCTCGTCACCAACGACTTCGTGCAGAGCACGACGCGGAGCGATCCTGCGCGCGGACTGGTATCGGGCAGGATCGAATTTCGCGCGCGGACCGAACGCGCATTCTGACGTCCAGACCACAAAGGAGATTGCCATGGCCGCCGAAAAAGGCAGCGCATTCCTGTTGAAGCTTGGCGACGGCGGGTCGCCGGAAACATTCCAGACGCTCGCCGGCCTCAGGACGACACAAATGTCGATCGCATCCGACGCCATTGTTGTCACCAACAAGGGCTCGGGTGGCTGGCGCGAAATCCTGTCGGGCGGCGGCGTCCGCCAAGTATCGGTATCGGGTGCCGGCGTCTTCAACGGATCGGCAGCAGAGGCCGCGCTCAAGAGCCACGCGCTTGCCGGCGTGGTGGCGCGCTATCAGCTGAGTTTTGAGTCGGGAGAAGCCATGACGGGGCCGTTTCTTGTCACGCGCCTCGACTATGCCGGCGACTTCGGCGGTGAGCGCACCTACACGCTGGCACTGGAAAGCGCCGGACCGGTGACGGCCGCTTGAGCGCCAATCCGCTGCGCGGCGAGGCGGCGATCCTGCTTGATGGAGTCGAGGTCGTGCTGCGACCAAGCTTTGCCGCGCTGGTGGCGGCGGAGGCGGAACTCGGTTCGCTGTTCGCGCTTGTCGAACGGGCGGCTGCCGGCACGCTGACGCTGGCTGAGATGGCGGCGCTGTTCTGGCATTGCGCAGTAACGCCGCCAACGGCGCGGCCGGCGTTCTGCGAGGCGGTCGTTGCCGGCGGCCTGGCCCGGGCAACGCCGGCGCTGAAGCAGCTGTTGACGCAGATCCTGGCGGGTCGGTGAGTGATTTTGCAACCGCCGCCATCGCGGCGGCGCGTGCTGCGCTCGGCCTGCTTGGCTGGCCGGCGGAGATATTCTGGCAGGCGACACCCGCCGATCTTTTGCTGGTGCTCGAGGCGCGCCTGGGCACAGCGGATGTGCCGGATGTGGCCGCGCTGAAGCGCATGATGGAAAGCCATGCCGATGGAAGATGAGTTCGAAACAATGGTGGTCAGGGTGCGTGCCGACACACGCGAGTTCGCCCGCGATGTTGCGGCGATGACCGATCTGCTCGACGGCCCGCTGGCCGCCGGTGCCGAACGTGCCAGCCGCGCCATGGAAAGTGCGCTCTCCCGGTTCGTGCGGACGGGCAAGTTCGGATTTGAGGACCTGAAGCGGACCGTACTTGGTGTCATGAACGAGATTGCTGCAGCGACGATCCGCAGTGGTATTGCCGCGCTTGGTGGTGGCGGTGGTAGTGGCGGCGGGAATTTCCTTTCGTCACTGATCAGCGTCGCAGCGGCAGCGCTTGGCGCCCCCGGTCGTGCCACCGGCGGACCGGTATCGCCAGGTCAGGCCTATGTCGTTGGCGAGCGTGGACCCGAGCTGTTCGTACCGACGGCAAGCGGCCGCATCGAGACGACGGCGGCAAGCGGACGAACACTGACGATCAATGTCACCGTCAACGCACCTGCAGATGTCAGTCCGGCGTTCATGTCGAAAAGCGGCCGGCAGGTCGCGCGCGCCGTGCGCCAGGCGCTGATCCGCGCGGACGCATCATGAGCTTCTGGCTGGCGCGCAGCGATGACCGGCTGCGCACGGATTGGATGAAACGCTTCGACGCGCGTTACTGGACAGTCGATTTCGCGCGGCCGATGATGGCGAGCGCGACAACGCCAGCGCCCGACGCACTGCGCGTCGACTGCGTCTTCTACAAGCAGAATGATCTTGCCGGCATCATTTGGGACAGCGTCGACCGCTTCGACCATCCGCTCATTGGCTATGAAACCGCCCGCGACTACCGTGGCACGACGCTGAACTTCCGCTGGCGTTCGGCGGGCGACGTGCGGGCGCTCGACGCGCTTGACGGTCCGACGCTGACCATTGAGGGACGCGATGCGTCAGGCGCCGCACGCACCTGGTATGTGCGGCTCTGGAACTATGCCAGCGGGACACCGACCGATGCGGAGATCCGGCTCGACTTCGATGCGATGGATGGCGGCTTCCTGCTACCGGCGGAGGCCGACCCGGTGTGGGCGGGCGACATCGACCGGCTATTCATCTCGCTTGTACCCGGCGGCTTTACCCGCACCGATCTGCCGCTTGCCATCGCCGCCGATGCGACCGTGTGGATCGAGGCAATCCGTGCCGACGGACCGGGATCGATGCTGCGCATCGGCGATGCTTTCGTGCCGCCGCATGAACTGCGCATGGCAGGCGGCTATGACGACAGTTACAATCTGACGCCGGCAAGGGTCATCGAGAACTGCCTGAAGCTCGGCTACCGCACGCTGCTCAACGCCTATGTCGGTATGAGCCACTATTTCCGGCTCGAGTGGGACGGCGGGCGGTTTGTCGTTGCGGCGGCCGGCGATCCGCTGAACGCGCCGTGCCGTCGCTGGCACGAGGATTTTTGCGCGCGTGCCGCAGCGCTTGGCATCCAGGTCATCCTGTCGCTGTCGTTCGAGCTGTTCGACCAGCACGCACCGGACGCCTGGAAGCAGCGGGCGCACGACGGCACGCCGGCGCTGACTGGATGGGTGCCGCCATCGACCCTGCTGTCACCGGCGAATGCCGAGGCGATGACCTGGTTGCAGGCGGTCGGCACCGCCTTTGCCGCGATCGGCGCCACAAACGGTAGCTGGGGGTTCCAGATCGGCGAACCGTGGTGGTGGACGGGCTTCGGCGATGATCACCGGCCCTGCTTCTATGACACCGCAGCGCTTGCCGCCTACACGGCCGAAACCGGACTCGCCCCGCCAGCAGCCATGATCGATGTGCGTGCCACGCCAAC